ATTAAGTTAGATACATCAGAACCTTTTTCTACACGCATTATAGCTTCTGCAGTATCTATATCTAAATCTTTAGCTATAGACAAAGCTTCAACTTCATACTCTAACCAGTCTAATTCATCTTTAGCAACTTCAACTGGATCGTGCTCATAATATATCTTATCTCTATGAGGGTGATATAATGATAAAAATTTTTGTAAAGTAGTTTGAGTTCTTGGAACAAATAAAGCACCTGTTCTAAAAACAATATGCTCTAGTCTTTGTTCGCCTTTCATTTCATCAACGAAAACTGTTCTTTGGTTTTGACAGTATTTTATTTCTCTTTCATAACCTTTTTCTTCATCAAACCAAAATAAATTTGATGCTCTAATAGAATAAGATAAAGGTTTGTTATTTCCTTTTAGATAATAAACTCTATCTTTTATTTCCCAAGTATCTTTTGTTTCAGTTTTTGTTTTAGGAACTTTAACCTTAGGTTGTTCTTGTACAACAACTGTTTCTTCAACTATAGGTTCTTCAACCTTAGTTACTTCTTTTTTCTTTGCCATAATATAATATAATAAAAATTAATAAAAAAATAGAGGCAGCACTTAGCTGCCCCTATAATAAATGATTTACTTCATTAACATAAAGTTATTAGCACCTTGTGTTACTAAACATCTTTCAGTTAAAAAGTGAATCTGCATTGCATCAAGTGCAGACGTAGCAGAACCAACAGAACCAGTAACCCAAGTTTTCATTCTTCGGTCATCAGTTTGTGAAGCTCTAAACCTTACGTGTAAGAAAGGTCTTTTTATGCTTTGTCCAACAACTTGGTCGTAAACAGAAGACATACCAGCTGGAATCATAACACCTCTGATAGCACTTGCACCAGCGAGTGAATTAATACCACCTCTTGTAGCTAAATCATTTAAGTATCTAAAGTCAGACTTGTAGAAGTCGTAAGAACCTCTTCGGAAACCTGAGAAACCTAAATTTAATGCCATATCTTCGTCGTTGTCAAATACTCCGTAAGAAGTACCTCCAGCTCCATAAGAGTTCATTGAAGCAAGCATATCATCAACTGCTAAACTAGTAGCTCTGTTTACAAACATCATGTATTCTTCAATAGCACCTTGTTTGTCAAACTCAGCTAATATAGCATCAAACTCAGCTAAATCAGTAGCTGGATTAACACCATTAACACCAGAAGTAACGTTACCTCTTGATTCTATAGCAGCAAATAAACCTTCAGTACCAACAGAGTTTGTTCCATCAGCACCATAAAGGAAGTCATCTACTCCTGAAGCTGGATCATCCGCTTTATTTATTTCAGATTCTAACATTGACATTTCAATGTAATCAGTGAAACGAGCTCTTGTATCAGCTTCAGCTTTTAAATACCATAAGTAACCAGACTCACCCATTTCGTTTGAAACTTCTACCCAACCGATTCTAGAAACATCAGATCCTGATACTTCGTAGTAATCTTTCATTATAATTGGTTTGTTAGTAAAAGTTTTAAACACAGGTTCGTTAGCTCCTCTTGCATCAACAGTTGTAGCTCCAGCAGCGTTGTAACCAGTTCCTTTAGCAAACTCAGAACCATAAACTAAAACAATAGTTCCTTTGTTAGTAGTAGCTCCAGATGTTGGAATCGTTGTTCCATCATAAGTTTTTATAGTAACATCTGAGTTTTGTCCAGTTGGACCAGAACCGTCAGCTAATGCTGTAACAACACCTTTGTAAACACCAGTTGAATTAGAAACAATAACAGTGTCATTTAATCTAATACCGTGTCCTTGTAAGATACCATCAGCGTGAAAACTGTTTTCATCAATATCACATTGAATTGTAACTTTGTCATTCGTGTCTATATTACCTTTGTAAGATAAATGTAGTCTACCTTGTTCTGACCAAACAACTTGATCTGAAGTCATAGACTCTTCTGCACCAACTTGAGATAAAAAACCAGAAATTGTTCGTGGACCGAAAACTTCTGCTTCTTGCTCCATTAAGTCAGGCAGGTATTGTTGAGCCCACGTTACATCCGTAGTGCCCGTAAAATCTAAGTAATTTGTAGATAGTGTTTGCTGCTTTGGAGCAGGTACACTATTCAAACTACCTCCTGCAGTAATTGCCATAATATATTCTTTTTAAATTATTAATTATTTTCGTTTTCTAATTTTAAAAGATCTGTTTTTCATTTCAGAAGTTGATTGTCCTAAAACTTTAAATTTAATACCATCAACATTTGTTTCACCATGTGTTGTTCTTGGACTTAAATCAATGTTTTTATCTTTAGCAATTTTTTCTTTTATAGCATCTGCTCTTCCTTGCTCATAAAAATGCTTAGCAATATTATCAGCGTTCATAGCAGTGTATAAAGACTTATGATAACCAGCAGCATCTTCGATAGTGGTTTTATCTTCACCAACAAACTTGTTGATAAAATTATCTAAGTTACTCTGTGTTTCTCTTACTTTATCAACATCTTTAACATTAAATCTAAATTTTTTATCTCCAACTTTATAATCAAAACCTTTGAAATTTTCGTTGAAAAGAGTTTTAGTTTTATTTAAAAATGTTCTTTTGCTTTTTTCAGTTAACTTCTTTTGCTTTTCAGAATCTTTATTGTATCTATTAAAAAAATCAATAGCCTTTTGCTGCTCACCAGTGAGCCTGCTACCAGCTTTAATTTCTTTATAGTATTTAGACTTTTGCCTGTCTAAGTGGGCTCTAGCCTCGGCAACTTGCTCTTTAAGGGCTATCTTTTTTCTCTTTATATCTTTTGGATCTTCAGTTTCTTCATCATAACTAAATTTCTCTTCTAATATAAAGTTTCTTTCTTCTGGTGATAAATGAGACTTTGTAGTTCTATAATATTCATCAAGAACATCAGCATCGTCCATTTTATCTATATCTTTATTTAAATTAACATAGTCAACTAAATCACCACCAGTTTCTTCCATAAAATCTACGACTTTTTGTATATTTTCTGGTAGTGGTTTACCTGTTGCTACAGCTTCTTCTATAGCTTCTTCAATTTTTTCTTCAGCTTCAACAACTTCTTCTTCAGTTACTTCTTGAACAACAGGTTGCACTTCTTCAGGTGTTTCGACTTTTTCTTCTTTTTTAGGTTCTTCATTAACAACAATAACTTCTTCTTCTTGCTTAACCTCTTCTTGTTTAACAGGTGGTTTGTCTATATTAACTTTTGTTATATTGTCTTCAGGTTTTTTTATTTTAACCTTAGTTACATTATCTTTTTTAGTCTCTTCGACTTTCTTTGTTTCTTCTGCCATAATAAAATTTTATAAAATATTAAATATTAAAGACCAAACCTATCAAGACTTGCGTCTCCTGTAAGTATATCATTACCTGAAGACTCAAATTTATTAAGTGAATCAGCCCCTTTTCTTTGATCTATCATTTGTTTTTGATGCATAGCTTGTCTATCAACTCTTTCATCTTTTCTATCTTCACGTAGAGATTCTAGCTTAGCAGCAGTTTCTTTTTCTTTACCTTTTAAATCAGTATTTAATTTAAACTCTAACATCATTAATTCTTTTTTAATTTTAGCTTCGTGTTCTAAATATCTCATTTGTAAAGAGTTTTTAGTTCTTTCTAATCCAACTTCATTATCATATTTAGCTTGTGTTTTTTCAAGTTCTATTTTAGCGGCTTCTTGAGCAGCCATATTAGTAGCTTGTGTTTGAGCTTGTATGTTTTGTTGTTGCATTATTTGATCACGCTCTTGTTTCTTTCTTCTTTTTATTTTTAAAAGTTGATTAGCTAGCTTTACGTTTTTAGTATCTCTTATATCTATAGCATCATCTAAGTCTATTAACTTTTGACTTAATGCCATTTGTATATTGTTTTCAAGTATAGCTTTTTCTTCTTCATCTGGCATTAGTTCTATGAATATACCAAAGTCATATAAATGTAAACTACCCATTTCAGTAAGTGTTGCTACATTGTGAGCACCTATAGCTCTTATAAAAGCATCACGCGTTGGCGAGTACTCTATTATATCTGATATTCTAAGTGATAAACACTCCGCAGCTTCAGCAGTTAAAAATAACATTGACTGTAATATGTGTCTTGTTGCTGTGTTTGAATTAGCAGCTGCTAGCTTTTGTACACCAACTAAAGCGTTACGATCTGGAGTACTAGCATCTCTTGCTTCGTTTAATCCGGTTACATCACGTATCATTTGTAAATAATAATTATACGTTTGTATTAGAGCTTGTAACTTACCTCCATTAACACCGTTGTTTATTTGTTGTATCGGTACTTTACCTGGATTTTGATCACCATCTGATGTAAAACTTCTACCTATAACACTACCAGTTTGGAAGAACATATTTAAAGCTTCTTGTGGATTGTAATTTGTTCCATTACCTAAATCTATTTCAGCTAAACCATCTGCATCTAAGTAAACACCATCAGGTACCATACGAGACATAACTTGCTGTAACTTTAAATGTGTTAACTGTATCATATCAGCAAAACCAGTTATTCTACCTACTAAACTCTCTATTCTACCTTCATACATACGAGGCGCTGTTATCTGGTAACTCATTTTAACTTTACTAAAATCAGAGTCTGATCTCATCATATTAGGCATCATACGCCATCTTAAAAGTTTATTAGAACCTAATAAATAAACACCTTCAAATAAAGCTTCAACAGATCTTTCTAGTTTACTAAAATCTCCTTCTTTATCTTCTGGTGGATTAAACGTATCATCTTTTTCAATAACTTTTTCTAAGCCAGCTGCAGTTTTCTTTAATTTATAAACATCGTTCATGTGTGTTTTAAAATTAAAATATAAAACGTGTATCTTGTTTTTATCTCTATGAGCTGATCTTCTGAGTGGATCTTGACCTTTATCAACTATTTGTTTTATATCTGGTTCAGTTAGTCCTGGAAACTCTTTTACAATTTCATTTATCGGTAATTCTTTTACTTCACCAACATAATATAAATCATCAAAGTATGGAGACTCAGTGTGTGAATAAACTAAATTAGCTGGATCAACATATTTTATTTTAGCACCTTCACTAAAATCAAAAGTAGTTTTTGTAGCACTTATACCTAACGTTGTTAAATCATATAGACATCTTCTTCTTATTAAGTCATAATCACTATTTTCCATTAAAACATTTATAGCTTGTTCTTCTGCTAACTCAACAGCTTGTTTATAATTAAGCTGCATATGTAGTTTTAATTCTTCTTCAGAGTCTGGTAAGCTTTCTTTATCATTTTCATATAAGTTCATATTAAATTGTTGAGCAACTAAATCGTTAAACTCTTTTGATCTTATATCTCTTAATACAGACTGCATATATTCAGTACGCTTGCTAACACCATAATCATCTTGTGAAAAGCAATTTATTTCATATGATCTTTGCGCCATACCATTTACAACGATATCTACGAACTTTGGTATAATAGGCACTGGCTTCCAGTCTAAGTTTAAATAAGATAAATCACCATTTATAGATAATTCATTTTTATATTTTTGAACAGACTGCTCGCCTCTTGCGTATAGTCTTAATTTATGAAAAGTATTTAAAGTGTGTTCAAACTTTGAGTTATGTCCGTTAAACCACTCGTATCTTATCGCTTGAGCAACCTTTAAACCATATTCATTACTAACTTTTTCAAAATCACTTACCGCTTGTGACGGAAAGTTTATATGCGAATACATCATACCTTTTTATTTATAATTCTAGATGATAGTCCTTTGTTATTATATTTTGCTATATTTAGGTTTAAAGCGGTTTTTTCTTTTTTAGGATTTGGTCTATACATATGTCTGTTACAAGCCATTATAGCTAAACCAGAACTTATAGATGCATCATGTCTAGTTCTTCTATTTATATCAAACTTAGACCAGTCATTTAGTGTTTCGTTAAAATACATACCACCGTAAGTATTATCTTCTAACATACCTACATGATCGTTAATATACATTTCAATAGCTGCTGCGTGAGCTTGCTTTATATCTTCACTTGAGTTTGGTACTCCACCTATTTCTTTTTCAGTTGTTGATAACTTATTCCATATTTTATCTGGTCTGTTCATACTAAAACCTCTGTAACCCCTTCTTCGTAAATAGTATAATAATCTTGGTTTGTTATTTTCTGCAAGTAGTGGCATACCATAAAATACTAACGCCATTAACACGTCTTCAAAAAACATATCAGCTGTTTGTGGTCTAGCTATATATTCTAAAAAGAAAGTGTTTGCTGGTGCATTTTCCATTGAAAACTTAGTTAAACCATGCAATGCACCTTTCGATCCAGTACCATCAACTGTACCTGATATGTCGTATGAGTCACAACCAAAAGCACCAACGTGTTCATTGCCTGGATATCTAACACCATTTTTTAATATAACACTATTTTGCATGTTGTTATCAGGAAACCAACTTATTTTAAACCTACCATTTGGATCTGGATTAAAAACAACTCTTGTATCTTTAACACCGTTTGTCCATTGAAAGTTGCCAATACTTAGTGTTGTCTCGTTTCTATTACCTTCGTTGTAGTCTATTTGTTCGTATATCTTAATTAAGTTAAATATACTATTTTTAGTTTCATCTCTAAACGCATGCTCTTCAGTTCTCGGAAACTGACGATAAAATTCATTTAAAGCATCTTGGTCATCACGTAAACCATCAGCTTCGTTCTCCCAGTGGTTTATAACGCCATAATCTATTTCTAGTCCTTGTGGATCAAATGTTTGTTGTTCAGGATTAGTGAACACAGGTCGTCCGAATTCATCAATGAATCCTTCATAATTCCATTCCATAGGAATAAACAAAGAATATAATCCCGACTTAGTTTGTCCATTTCTGTTGCGCTTGGTAACATCTGAATCATTGTACAAGTTTTTAAAATTATCACCTCCTTTATCTAACGCGTTACTTGTACTACCCATCATACACTTACCAACAACTCTACTACCTAAACGTAAACAAGTTTTTGTAACTCTCCAGTTATTTTTTATATTATCAGGTCTTTCC